AGATGTTTACGGCCCCGCAGCTGAGTGGCTTGACATTGAAGCCATCGCAGCTTCCTACGACGATCCACAGACAAGTGCCGCTGAGTGGGAGCGCTACTGGTTCAACCGTCCTGTTTCGTTACAGGGGCAATGGTTGCCACAGTTGGCATGGGATGAGTGCCACAACAGCAGGGTCATTCCTGACGGCGCAACCGTTGTCCTAGCCCTAGATGGTTCTTACGCACACGACTCCACTGTTGTCGCTGTTGTTGAGGTGGGCGAATTTCCGCACGTTGATCTGGTGAACGCTTGGGAGAAACCAGCCAACGATCCGGCATGGACTGTCCCCATTCTTGATGTTGAAGATGCAATCCGAACCGCCTGCTTGCGTTGGCGCGTTGTTGAGATTACTGCCGACCCGCATCTATGGGCGCGATCCCTAGAGGTTCTCGCTTCAGAGAACTTGCCGATTACTGAGTTTCCACAATCACCAGCGCGCATGACGCCGGCAACACAACGCTTCACAACGATGGTGCTGGAACGCCAGTTGACTCACTCAGGTAATCCAGTACTAACGCGCCACGTTTCTAATGCGGTTCTGAAGCAAGACAGCAGGGGCGCACGAATTTACAAAGAAACAAAAAATTCAGCAAAGAAAATTGATGCTGCTGTCGCCAGCATTATGGCGCTTGAGCGCGCAATGCAGTTTGCGGAGACACCTGCCGCACCCGAACCATTCTTTATTTTCTAGGGAGTTTCAATGGTCGCACTGTTTCAAATCACGGGACTGTGTTTGATCGCAGCCGGAACTTTCCTCATCAATATTCCAGCCGGCTTCATTGTCAGTGGCGTTGCCTTGGCGCTCGTCGGGATTGCATTAGAGGCGGGTAAACGTGCTGAATAATCTTTTCAAACGCGAAGAGCGCGCATTGAGTTACCAGTCGTTGTTTGCCTCGGGTGCTGACTTTGATCAACGCACAAACGCCGGAACTGTTGTCAACCAAGAAACGGCGCTGAAAATAGGCACTGTTTACGCTTGTGTGCGTTTGTATGCAGACACGATTTCAACGCTGCCTGTGGACGTTTATATCCGCAGAGATGGGCAACGCTTTCCGCTTGAGTCCAAACCAATATGGGTGACCCAACCTGCACCGAATGTGACCCCACAGGAGCACTTCGCTGAAGTCTTGATTTCATTGCTCGTTGACGGTAATGCCTTTGTTCGTAAGTATCGCAGCAACACCGGCGAGATTGTTTCCCTTGGTGTGCTCGATCCTCGCAAGGTTGACGTTCAACAGGACTCCAATGGTGACTTGGTTTACATCTACAACGACCGGAATCGTTACGGCGTTGATGATGTTTTGCATGTGAAAGAAATGCCACAAGCAGGCATGCTGCGGGGCGCTTCACGCATTGAGCAAAACAAAGACACCCTCGGCCTTGCATCTGCACTCACGGAATTTTCCGCACGTTTCTTCGGCCAAGGCGCTGTGACCAGCGGAATCATTGAAACCCCGGCAGTGTTAAATGCTGAGCAGGCTTCAGGAATCAAGCAAGTATTTGAGAACTCGCACAAGGGTCTTGCTAAGTCTCACCGCGTTGGCGTTCTTGGTGGTGGCGCGCACTATCAAAAGACTGGCGTTGATCCCGAGCAAGCGCAGTTCCTAGAGTCCCGCCAGTTTTCAGTGACAGAGATTTGCCGACTGTTTCGGGTGCCACCGCACATGGTGCAAGTTACCGACCCTGGCGCAATGTCATATGCCAGCGTGGAGCAAAACGCCATTCAGTTTGCTCAGTATTCGTTGCGACCATACATTTCTAAACTCGAAGCAGCCTATTCAACGATGCTGCCCGGCGAAGCCTTCCTCAAGTTCAACCTCGATGGCCTGCTGCGGGGCGACTTAGCCACACGATATGGCGCTTACTCGGTGGCAACTCAGGCCGGTTTTCTTTCGACCAATGACATTCATCGCCTGGAGGACATGGCTCCTGTTGATGGCGGCGACGTTTACCGGGTGCCACTTGCCAATGTTGATTTGCAGGCTGCCGGAATTGTCGAGCAACAAAAGCGCATTGACATGCTGTCAAAACTTGTGACCCTTGGCTTCGATCCTGAAGCTTCAGCCGCTGAGGTTGGTTTGGCGCCAATCAAGCACACCGGCCTGCCAAGTGTGCAGTTGCAAAACCCTTCACAGATTGACCCCAACAATCCAGCAAGTATCTACCCCAGTTAGGGCAACAATGACCAAATCAAACTTTGAAGTACGTCACGCTCAAATTGCCGACCTTGAACTGCGCGCTGAAGGTGACGGCAACCAATTCACCGGCTATGCGGCGGTATTCAATTCTGACTCCGAGCCATTGCCATTCATTGAAAGAATTGCCCCCGGCGCTTTCACTCGCACACTTGAATCACGCAACCATGTCAAAATGTTTCTCAATCACAACACAGACATCGTGCTTGCCAGCAACCGATCAGGGACGTTGCAACTAGCAGAGGACGAGCGAGGCTTGCGCGTAACCGCAGACCTCCCACCCACAACCGCTGGAAACGATCTCAAAATCCTGATGCAACGAGGCGATGTCAACACTATGAGTTTTGGTTTCCACATTCCCAACGGTGGCGATTCTTGGAGTGATGGCGGCAGGCAGCGCACACTTAATGAAATCGCCTTACATGAGGTCAGTGTTGTCACAGGTTTTCCAGCGTACGAGGGCAGTTCAGCAATGCTGCGCTCCATTGCTCGATTAGCGCAGCGCACACAAATGGATCAAGACACTTTGGCCGATGCGTTCACCGCGTTTCAATCGGGTGAAGAACTCAATGCCGATCAGGCTGAAGTTATCGCCCAGGCAGTTGAGCGTCAAAAGATCAAGACCGCCGAACCCGATCAAGATGTTTCTGGCCTGTTGGCAACTCTTGCCAAGCGCCTTGACTTCCTTGAATCAACCGCGCCTGCATCGTAGGTCGCAGCACACAAGTTTCCAGTTTGGGGCGCCCCACTGGTTTATGTAAAGCGGAGCCGCTTTGCACCTTCCATGTAATCACACCCAAACGAAAGGATGACCATGTCATTCATTAATGAAATGTTAGGAAAGCGCGCTGCTGCAATTGCAGAAACCCGCGCCGTGCTTGACATTGCTGCGGCAGAATCCCGCGCACTGACAGGCGAAGAACTTGCAAAGATTGACAAGACTGAAGCAGAAGTTGCTGGCTTTGATGCAACAATCGCTCAGGTTCGCGCACATGATTCTGCCGAGGCAGAGCAGCGCGCAGCAATGGCCGGTCAAGAGACCGCACAGGCAAGCAACTCTGTTGCTCCTGAGAAGTCCGATGCAGACCTCGTTCGCTCACTTGCTCGCGGTGACGTTCGCTCGCTGACATTCAGCAAGCGCGATATCACAAAGGGCAGCACAGGCGCACCAGTACCCACCTCGTTCTACGATGAGGTTCTGTTGGTCGCTCGCGCAGTTGGCCCAATGCTCACCACTTCCACAGTGATCAACACTGCCGGTGGAGAAAACTTGCAGATTCCTGCTCTCACGGCGTACAGCACCGCTGGTATCACCGCTGAGGCTGGAACAATCTCCGAGTCCGATCCAACCATGCAGGCTTTCATCACGTTGAACGCTTTCAAGTATTCATTCTTGACGCAGGTTTCGACCGAACTCATTGAAGATGCTGGCGTAGACATTCTTGCACTCATCAGTGCAAACGTCGGAAACGCACTTGGCTACAACATCAATGCCGACCTGACCACAGGAAACGGTTCCGGCAAGCCATTCGGAATTGTCGCTCGCGCGTCAGCCGGTGTTGCTGGTACTGCCGCTGTTGCAGGTGCCTTCACCTTTGACAACCTAGTCGACCTTGCGTACTCGGCAGACTCTGCCGCTCGCGCACTGCCCGGTTTTGGTTTCATGTCAAGCGGATTGGGCATTGCTGCAATGCGGAAGCTGCAAGACGGCGCTGGCAATTACGTTTTCCAGCCTTCACTTTCTGAGTCAACGCCTGACCGCGTTCTTGGATTCCAGCTCTGGGAAAACCCTGCAATGGAAGCACCTGCTGCAACAAAGGTGTCGGTCATTGCTGGCCACCTTCCTTCCTACATGGTTCGCCAAGTTGGCGGCGTGAAGTTGGAACGCTCCGATGACTTCGCTTTCGCTGATGGTCTTGTGACCTTCCGCGCAACCATGCGTGTTGATGGCAACCTGCCATTGGTCGCACATGTGAAGAAGTTCACCGGCGGCGCTGCTTCCTAATCGAAGCACCCGAAACTGCGGTGCAGGTCAATGACATTCGCGGCTTGACCTGCACCGCTTTCATACTCAACTATTTGATGGAGCGCACATGACTTTGTATGCAACTGTTTCCGAAGTCAAAGCTGCGCTCCGCGTCACTGACAACATTGACGACGCCTTGATTGCAATGGCCGCAGGTAGCGCCAGTGAACTCATTGATGGATATTGCCAGCGCAGTTTTGAGCAGACAACAGGTGTGCGTTTTTTTGCCGCATCAGATCGTTACTCACTTGAAGTTGACGACATCGCCACAGCAAGTGGCATTATCATCCAAACAAGCAGCCTTGGAGACAGTGTTTTTGACACGACTTGGGCAGCAACAGACTTCCAACTTGAGCCGCTCAATGCCTACGCAGGCGGCCTGACATGGCCCTACACGCGCATTCGCGCAATTGATGATTACCTTTTCCCGACAGCATGGGGTGAGGCAACCTGCAAGATCACTGCCACATGGGGCTGGCCATCAGTCCCCACCGTTGTCACACAGGCGGCAGTGATCCAAGCATCAAGAATTTTCGCCCGCCTCCAAAGCCCCTTGGGTGTTGCAGGCTTTAACGAACTCGGAGCCATTCGCGTTGGTCGCGCGCTTGACCCTGATGTTGCACAGTTGCTTGGCCCCTACGTTCGCATTGTTGGTATTGCATGAGCACCCTTAGCGAAATGCGCGCAGGGCTTGCAGCAAATCTGGCAACTGTTTCTGGTTTACGCACATCCTCATACATCCCCGACAATCTCACCCCTCCCATTGCCATTGTCGCCCCCGACACGATCACGTTTGATCAGACTTTCGGGCGCGGTCAAGATCGGTACACATTCAGTGTTGAGGTTGTTGTTGGGCGCGTCGTGGATCGTGCTTCACAAAGTTTGATGGATACCTATTGCGACCCAAGTGGAAGCAAGTCCATCAAAGTTGCAATTGAGTCCGACCCTTCGTTAGGTGGGAAAGTCTTTGATTGCAGAGTCACCGAAGTTCGTGGTTACCAGCAAATAGTAATCGCAGACGTTGTGTACTTGTCGGTGGTTTTCTCCATTGACGTTTTAACCAATTGATAACGAAAGGCAAAAAAAATGGCAAAGTTCTATGCAAAAGATTTCGTCATCACCGTTGGTGGCGAAGATTTGAGTGCAAGCCTGGCAAGTGTTGAACTCTCAATCGAAGTTGACGATATTGAGACCACCAGTTTCGGCAGCTCAGGCTGGCGTACTCGTCAAGGTGGTTTGCAGCAAGCATCCGTATCGCTGTCATTCCATCAGGATTTCGGTGCCGGTGCAGTTGATGCAACGCTGCATCCCCTTATTGGAACAGTGGTTGAAGTTGTTATCACCCCAACGGCTGCCGCTGTCAGTGCAACCAACCCCTCATACACCTTTGACGCTTTAGTCAATAACTATGTCTTGTCAGGCGCAGTTGGCGACCTCGCCACATTTGATGTGACGTGGCCAGTGTCGGGTGTTGTTGTTCGATCAGCAGGCGCTTAATCCGTTAGTCCTTAGTCAATAGCCGCGAAAGGAAACCGCGAAAATGAAAATGCAACTCAAAGTCACATATCTTGACGGATCGGCAGTAGATGTCCCAATCATCGCTGCCGATCTCGTCGGGTTTGAAGAAAAGTACAACCGATCCATTGCCCGGTTCGAGCATGAGTTCAAATACACGGATATTTGCTGGCTGTCATGGCATGCACTCAAGCGCCAAGATAAATCAGTTCCCGAGTTCACGAAGTGGATTGAAACAATTGAAGGTGCCAGTTTTGGTGAAGGCGCCGAGCCTGTCCCTTTGGAGAGCAGTCCGAGCACTTCATAATTTGCCACTTGGCTTATGAGTTTGGGATAAGTCCCAACGCAGTGCTTGGGCATTCCGAGCGAATGATTGTCACGATGCAGCGGTATCTCCGTTGGAGAAATGTCCAAGAATCTAAGGCTTCACGAAAAGGTGCATGATGGTGAATTCAGCAGCTTGGCATGTTGAAGTCAACAATGACCTCAAAGAGTTTCTGACGCGCCTTAACGCTTTTGATGCAGATGTTGCAAAGATTCTTAAGCGTGACATGAAGCGTGGTGCAAACCTTGTGACAAAGGATGCCCGCTCTCGGGTGCGTTCGGCTGGGACACCATTATCAAACTGGGCAAAAAGTTGGGTTGAGCAAGACAGGTCAAACGGTCGTGACTTGGCTTGGAATACAGGCCGAGCGGCTGCGGGAATTAAAACCGTCCCATTCACTAATTCGCGCGCCCGGGCGGTTGTCAAGTTCGGTTTTGCTGTTGTGCAACGTGATGCTGCCGGCTCAATATATGAAACCGCAGGCGGCTCTGATAAGCCTTACAAGGGGACACGCGGCGGCGGCTCAAAGAAAATGCGGGCGAATATCAACAAAAGTTCCGGCAGCGGCCCTTACCCACGCACGTTGTTCCCTGCCTACTACGCGCAAATGCCACAGGTTCAACGTGACATTGAGGCAGCCATTGCAGCAGCACAGAAAGCGGTGGGCAAGTAATGGCTGGCAAAGATGGTATTCGCGTCCATGTATACGGGGATTATGACGACCGGCAAATCAATAAGGCAATCAAAGACCTTAATCGCCTCAAGGATCAAGCCCAAACATCAAGTGAAAAGTTTGCTGCCTTTGGTGAGTCAATGGCCACAATGGGCAAGAAGCTTTCCCTCGGTCTAACACTTCCCATCGTCGGTGCTGGCATAGCCGCCGTGAAGTTGGCAACTGACTTCGACACTGCAATGACAAAGATTGTCAGCCTCGTGGGTATCTCCACAGAGGAAGTCGCAGGGATGCGTGAAAGTGTCCTGAAGTTGTCCGGCGCCACAGGCAAGTCGGCTGATGAACTTGCAGATGCTTTGTTTGTCGTGACATCGGCGGGGCTGCGTGGTTCGGCTGCAATCAAGGCTTTGGACGCTTCAGCAAAAGCCAGCGCCTCCGGCCTTGGTGAAACCGCCGACATCGCGCGAAGTGTTGCCGGCGCGATGAACGCTTACGGCCCGGCAGTGCTTGATGCTGCCCGAGCGACCGACATCATTGTTGCAACAGCCCGCGCCGGTAACTTTGAAACATCACAGTTTGCTGCCGCACTCGGTGGCGTGTTGCCATTCGCTAAGCAAGCCGGTGCAAGCCTTGAAGATGTCGGCGGCGCTGTTGCGTTGCTGACTCGCACCAACGGTGACGCAGCTCAATCTGTCACTCAGGTGACTGCGCTCATGCGCGCCTTCGTCGTTCCTACTGAGGAAGCAAAGAAAGCACTGGGAGCCGCCGGCCTTTCCGCTAGTGACATGCGCGACCGGATCAGCAAGGATGGTTTGGCTTCAGCGCTGACATTCCTTGACAAGAAACTTGGCGGCAACCGCGAACAACTTGGCAAGTTGCTTGGATCAAGCGAGGCTGCTGCCGCTGCATTCCAGATTCTCGATGCCGACTCCCAAACACTTGCCAGCACCTTTGGTGATGTCACCGATTCTGTTGGCATCAATGAAGAGGCTTTTGCCGTTACTGCCGACACTGCCGGTAACAAAATGCAGCGGGCTTTCAACGATTTGAAACTGGCAATGATCGGCGTGGGGGATGTGATCCTGCCGCTGGTTTCAGGCATGGCCGAAAAAGTATCCATGCTGGCCAATGGATTCACCGCACTGCCCGGCCCTGTGAAAAATGTCGTTGTGGCCTTTGGTGCGTTACTCGCAGCCGTCGGCCCTGTGATGTTTGTTGCTGGCAAACTGATGACAACGTGGGTCGCTGCAAGCGCCGGCATGTCAGCAGCAATCTTGCGACTGCGCGCCGTTTTCGGTACCGCCTGGGCAAGCATGTCTGCCAGCGCGCAGGTTTCAGTTATCAAAATCAAAGTTGCAATGATGGCCGCACAGACTCAAATGGGCGCACTAGGTGCTGGTGCGAAAGCTGC